GCTAGTGCGCCATAAAGCAGAGCGTCTACACAGTTAGCCAAGAACACATTGCTTGTATTGCTGTCTGACAAGTAATCAGGCTTTGCGTAGTAAAGCATCTTTAATGTATATGCAGCATCAGGCTTTGGTGCAAAGATAAATTCGCTAGCCAATACTGTGTAATTGACTGGCACACCACTTTCGACCGATCTAGAGTTGCGGTAGAACACCGATGGAGACATATACTCAAGCGTATAAACTGGGTTTCCATCAACATGAATGTCTCTTATTTGTAAAAAATCTGCTGGCAATGATACGGTTGCATCACCGCCTGTAGTGCTGGCAGTTACTACTTTGAGCATCTGCCGAATCCGTAATTCTCTGCGTAAGCGATCCTCTGCTAGACGGATAAAGTCAGGAATCTGTGTTGTTAGATCCGACCTTCCCAGATAGTTCGCTATCGTGGTCTTTAGGTCTGAGTATGTTGAGAGTGCCATTTTCTATGTCTTTCCATCCAAATGTTCTAGTACCAATATGCCCGATTGCACCCGATAATTCGTGGTCAACATAGACCTGATAGCCAGCATCTTGAGCTTTTACACAGAAATGGATGTCCTCTCCAATGATTGCTCCATGATCCGACCACATAACATTGAACCAAGGTCTAGGTATTTTCCCTAATATACTTGCTTTTACCAATGTCATTCCAAATCCGACTGCGGTTACTTGCTCGACATTCTTTTTGTGCAACGAATTAACTGGATGCCATTCGTGCGATGTTTCGCTTGTAATCTTGAGGTTTAATGCTGTAGGTTTAATAGGCTCAACCCTACTTGTAGCGTTGACACCAATTAAGTCTTTGTTGCGTGAAAGCAACACTTCCAAACTATCTTTTGGGAATCGCATATCGCTATCAATCCACAAAAGATAATCTGCTTTTGCTGCTAATGCTTCTTCTGATAACCGTTCACGCTGAGTAAATATAAGCGTTCCTGTCATCTGCATTACATCTAAATCAACCTTATTTCGTCTACCTTCGTATTCCATGAGCTTGGCTAGGTCAAAGCAAAAGCCAGCCATTACTTGATCTCTACATGGTACGCATATAACTACTTTTGTTTTCTTCATACCTTACCTGGTCTAGTCCTAAAAAAACGGTTCTCAGGGTCATTCAGAAACTTCCTGAACTCCTTATCGTTTATGACTGCAAAGCCACGCATAATGCCTTTGCGGTTTAACTGGTCTATGACTGTAAGGGGTATGGATGCTATCTTGGTCAAGTCTCCCCACTTATCATGGACAGAGCCTTGGTTATATTCTGCTTTATTCTGTTCTACTATGTCGGTTACATCTTGGCTAGTCCGAATAATAAGACCGCCCTCTCCATCTGCCTCTGCTGCTGTGAACTTCTTAGATGATTGGTCAACCGAAACGAGTTTTTTCATAAAAATAGGGGTGAGTTTTGCCCACCCCTATTCTACATCAATTACAGCGCAAAGTTGAGGTCTGCAACGATACCATGTGCAGCTTCATTACGCATTTCCAAAGTCAACTCAGCAAGCAACTGGGTCTTTTCAGAGTCACCAGTCTTAGCCAATTCAACAGTCTGGAATGGGCGCAAGTACGACAATGCTGCGTACTCAGGATCAACCACGATTGCATCACGGGTACGCATGAAACGGTTTGGAACTACCGAGATAGCACCAAAGTCGCTCAAGTAAATGTCCGCAGCACCGATGATGGTTGTTGGAGCATCACCAGGAGCCATGTAACGCTGCTCTGCAATACCAGTAAAGGTAGAGGTCTTTTGCTTGCCGATAGGCGAAACATAGAGAACCTTAGGATTGCCACCGTTAATGTATGCCTCACGGATAACTTCTTTGAGAAGTGTCTCTGTGAATGTACGAACAACACCATCGGAACGAGTTGTTGATCCAGCTGTTGTAGGATCAGCACCACTTGTGCCGAAAGATGTGTTGGACTTCAACCATGAGAGCATTGTACCCATCTTGCGAGCTGTGGAGCTTGAACCAGCATCTCTAGCTTGGTTAGCAAAGAGAATGGCTTCAATATCACGCTTGAGTTCGCTAGATGCTTTAGCTAATTGATAAGCCTTCTCAGACTTACGACCAGCCTTGTCAACTGCTTCTAATGTGCCAGAAACTTGGATTGTTTTACCAACGATCTGGGTATAGTTACCGATACGATATGTTGGAGTAGCGGTAGTTGCAACAGCGTCATCACCCTCAACGAGAGCGTTAGCTGTGTCAGCGTTTGCCAAGCTATCTGTCTGCCACTCATGGTAAACAGCAGTTGCTTTGCCTTTAGCCAAAGTCGACATTAAAGGAGTGTCGGTTGGGCTAATGTTGTAAATCATATCGGTTAAATCTTCACGCAGACCACCACGAGTGGATGATGTGTCGTGTACTGTATATGTACCTGTTGGAGCTGTCATTTCTTATTCCTTTTAAACAAATTTTTCAAATAATTTAGCAGCGTCAGAAACCTTTCCAGATTTCCTAAACTCCTGTCTTAACTTCTTGGTTTGCTCTGCCTCTAAACTTCCTTGTGGCTTGCCTACACCAGGTCGTAGCATCTTAGGAGCTTGGCTTACTTTCTTGTTTACCTCGCCCTTGTTTGCCATTAACTTGTCGTACTGCATAGCCTTGTAAAGAGTCATAACATGATGAGAGTGCATAACTCTTGATAGTTCTTCTGGAGAATATCCTTCGCTTTCAGCGTAAGATTTAATACTCTTACGCACAACATCACCTTTTTGTGGATCTGCATATTCAGGAAGTTTTTTAGCCAATTTCTCGGCTTCTTGAGCTACCATTTGCTGATATTGCTGAATTTGCTCTGCTTGTTGCATTTGTGCAATGCGAGCTTGCTCTGCCCTTACCGCATACAGTTTCTTCTCATTTTCTGCCCTTTCTGCCACCTTAACTGCATAGCCAATAGGGTCAGTCTCCTTTAACTCATCAAGATTTTCGCTTGGTGCTTGCGATCTGAGAGCTTGCTCGATAATCTGCAAACGCTGTGCGTATGTATCTCGTAGTTGTTTGGCTTGCTCTACAGCTTGTCGCTCGGCTTCTACAGCCTTGCGCTGCTCTGCAAGTGTTTGGGTTTTTTTAGTATAGTCAGCTTCTCTCTGATAGCCTTTAACAAGCTCATCAAGCGTTACCTCAGACTCTTGTCCATCTACTTTGACACGATACCTGGGCTGCTCTACTTCTTGTTCGACTTCTTCGGAGTCCTCTGAGTCGTACGATTCATCGTACGCTTCTTCGGCTTGGGCTTCTGCTGGCTGTGATTGTTGCTCCTCTGGTTGCTCTTGCGAGGCTTCGGATGCATCCATCATAGACAGTAAACTGCTTGCAGCTTGATCTACTGTAAGCGATTCATTCCCTTGCGGGGTGATGTTTTCACTCATTTTGTTTCCCTAATTGTTTTGTATAGTAACGCTATACACGCTTTTGTAACAAATGCTACAAAATCTTCCAACGCTTCTTTTCAATCTCGCCTTGTGCTGCGAGGGCTTGAAAGTGCGCTCTAACTTTCTTGATGGCGAGTTGCATACGATATGCTTCTTCTCGCTCCTCTAATTCATGTGGTGCAGAGTTCACAATAATGTCTATTTGTGATTGCTCTAAAAAATCCATCTCTGACTTAAAAAAGTCATCGTTTAGTAAACCTTTTGCTCTTTGATCTTTAGCCAAATTAACCACCACCTTGATATTGTGCAGCTTGAGCTTGCTGTGCTTGTAATTGAGCTATAAATGCTTGCATATCGCCAAACTGCTGTTGTTGATTAGCAAATGGTAATAACTGAGAATTAACACCACCAACATTCACATTAGGATTGTTATAGGTAGAGTAAATAGGCTGTTGGTTTGCATCGTATCCAGTAATAAATCCACCAGTAGTAACACCTTCTGGTTGGAACGCTCCTGGTCTATATTGCTGGAATGTAGCGTTTACTGGTGGCGCACCAAACTCAAAGCGTGTTGGCAGCTCTGCTTGTGGAATATAACCAGCTACACCACTACGGAACATTGTGCCTTCTGTGCCTACAGGAGTGAATCCTGGTTGCAGACCTGTTTCGCTATAATACTGTCCTGTTAATGGTGTTTGTAGCGTTTCTGCTCCACCAAACTGTTGACCTAATGACTGCAATAACTCATTAACTCGTTGGTTAAAGTTTTGCTGATTCAATACATTATCTTGCGTCATCATTGTATTCGCACGATATGTATCTGTCATAAATGGGAAGTCTAAACCAGCAGCCTGATAAGCTCTGCCTAAAACATCGCTTGCTTGGTAGTAGCCAGGATCTTGTGCTGACAATACAGCCTGTCTTTGTCTTGCTTCTGCCAATGCTTTGTTTAGATCGTTATCTTCGCCAATCTGCTGACCATAGACAGCATCAATAACTACTGATCCTTGTGGTGTAGCTAATATGTTTCTAACATCTGCTGGATTTGTTGCTTTTGACAATGAATTAACAATGTCGCTGTACTCAGATCTTGTGAGCGATCCAGCTTGGAAAGCACGATTAACAGCTTCGGTAACACGAGGAACGCTTAGTGTCTCTACTCCTGGAGCAGCAGTAAACCTTGTTGCACCAGCTACAGCCTGTGCGTTTTCTAACGCTAACTGTGGATTAGCTGCAATTTTTGATGCGTAATCTGCTGTGGCTGCATTGATGCTAGGATCATTTTTTGCCAACAACTCGGTTGCTCTGTTAATCTGCTCTGGCTTAATTCCAAACATATTTACTGCTTCGTTTACTTGCGTTGGGTTTGAGAACGCATTATCTCGTAAATAAGCAGCTACTTGAGCGTCTGAGAACTGATTTGTTGTTCCAGCACCTTTATTGGTGAAGTTACTAATAACGGCTAACTGGGTAATTGGGTTGACAAACTGTACTTGTTGACCATTAATTGTTGATACATTTACTGCATCTTGTGGCAGATTGAAAATGCTTTGTGTTGCATATCTACCGCCAAATGGGTCAGCCTCAAAATCTGGAGATACAAAGTTTGTAAAGCCACCAGTAATGCCTCGTTGTGCTTGCTCTACCGCAGCAGCAGCACGAACGGCAGCTTGAATGTCCTCTGCACTTAACGCATTAGCCAATGCTAAAGACTGCCAATATTGATAACCTTCTTGCTCAGGGTTTCTACCTAGATCGCTACGATAAGCCGATGTAATTGCTTGAGTAAGGAAGTTCTGACCTTCTTGTGATCTTGCAATAGCTTCTCTGATTGCTTGTGAGTTTGCGCCACTTGCTAATTGGTTAGCCCAATATGCTGCACCTTCCGCTTCTGGTGTTCTACCTAATTGCTCTTGATAAATAGCGGTTACTGCTGCCCTATTGGCTTGATCTGGAGATATTCCATAGTTCTGTGTTGCGCCTTGTATTGCCTGATCTACGGTAAAACCTTGGGCAACAGAGGCTGCGATTGCTTCTGCTACTTGAGCGTCAGTATATGCCATTATCCTGGGATCTCCACATTACCAGCTATGCCAGCACCTACTTTAGCTGCCTTTAGCTGTGCTTCTACTTCGAACTCGGCTTTTTTCAGTTCTAACTGTGCTGCTGCTTTTTCCCTAGCTAACTGGATTTCTGCTGCTGCTTTCTCTCTTGCTAACTGAATATCAGCGAGTGCCTTTTGTCTGTCTGCTTCTACATCTGCCATTGCCTTTTGCTGGGCAATTTGAATCTGTGCCTGAGACTGAGCGATCATTGCTTGTACTGCTGGATCGGCTTGTTGCTCTTGTGGCGGTGGGTTAGACAACTGTTGATCGACTTCTGGCGGGATTTCTTTGAAGAACTCTGCCACATCTTTGAAACCAGCAGCCTCGATAAACTTAGCCATTGTGGTGCGGTATTGACCGACTGACACCAATGGATTAGCTGGACCATAAGTCTGTAGGATCTGCTCTTGTTTAGCCATAACCATCTGCAACATAGCCATTTGCTCTTGCTTATTGCCTGTGCCTAGACCAACGCTGATGGACAAGTCGTACTGGTTTGACCATGTACGAGGGTCAATCTGCTCATACTTGCCACGCATACGGATGATTCGTGGCTTGTCTTGATACTTGGAAACGAGGTGCAAAATGCCCTTAAATAGGCTTTTAACACCAGTTTCAGCAAAGATACGAGCAATCAGCTCTACCTTGCCAGCCGATGCCGACATCGTAGCTGCAATCGCAGCAGCAGTAACATTCTGCAAGATGTCAGGGTTTAAGCCCTGTTGTGCATCGCTAACACCAGTACGCTTAGACTGAACTGCATCCAAATACTCCAACATTGGAAACGCTTGGTTTGCTACTGGCTGAACATTTAACGGAATGACAGCGTTAGGATTCTTCATCCGTACGATACCACCAGGTGCTACAGATAACAGATCGTCAATATTAACCTGACCTTCTACTGCGCCCATACGAGCATTGTTGGTCAAATACAAGTTATCGAGCATCTGACGAGTAATCGTAGACTTCTGCAACTGGATGTCCATTGCACGATCAGCCAACGAGCTACCGTAGAACTTGTGTGGGATCGGAATTGGGCAGATGCCATGGAAAGGAATGTAATCCGTTTCCTCATCGCTCAAAATCTCGTTAGCAGCGTAGACTACTCTGCGTAGCTCGGCAATACCGTCTCCATCCATGTCAGCACGAACATAGCACTCAAACACCTCTACTTCTTCCATCGTGCTGTCCATCGACTGATCGTCTGGCTGCTCGGATTGGTCAAAGCGAGATGTGCGCTCTGGGCTGAACTCTAGGTCTGAGCTTGTAGGCAATGTAGATACAATCGCTGGGTCAAAGCCCATTGCTACTAACTCTGAACGAGTCGTTAGTTTGCGGTGTGCCACAAAAGGAGCATCCTCGATGTTCCTAGCTCTTTTGGAGATAAGAAACTCCTCAGGTGGCACATTCTCTACAACTACATTGCCAGCAGTCGTTTTCTTGCTTACCTTAACATTGTGCGCTCTCATCACCATAGGCATACCCATTGGGTCATTGCCTACGATCTCCTCGACTGTCTCTTGCTCTACGATCTCTCGTGTGCCATCGGACAGTAAGAGAACTAGCTCATCGTCTGTTAGGTTTTGGTATTCTTCTTTGGTTACTTCAATCTTGGTATCCCAGTAAGCCTTAACGACACCAGTCTTTTGCAAAAGTGCATCCTTAAACCAGTTATGTAGAACTAGGAAGCCTTCGTTATCCCGATAGAACACCCAGTTGACATACTCGGTAGCTTGTTTAGCGCCAGCCTCGTCTCCTGGACCTTTTGGCTCAAAGCGAACAATATCGTCTGATGCGGTAAAGACTCGGACTAACTGAGGCAATGCACCATCAATGACTTCTGCTACTTCGCCTGTAACGATCTGGCTACGACCTTCGATCTCGTTGCCATAGGGTCTGCGTAAGTAGTAGTCGAGTGCCTTCCTACGATCCTCTGTAGTCTCGGTCTCAAGATAACCAATAGCGTTATCTATCTCCGTATCAATCAGGTTTCTTAGTTTAAGCTGATCCATTTAGGTAATCCATCGTGTGTTGACTGAAATTGGCTTTTGCCAGTCATACGGTTTCTCATCCAACGCAACCGCAGCGTATCTCCAAGCGTCTGCTGCATGGCTATGTTGGTCATGTAAAGGTTTGTCGCTAAACATCTTGGTGTCTGGGTCTACATCATAGCGGTAATGTCGCAATGCTTGTAGCCCTTCTGCACATCTTGTTTGATCTATGTAGCAACGGTTTAACAACATCCTTGCTGCGTTGATCCCATCTGCTACAGACAACTTAGGAGTAATCCGAACTGGGAAGCCCATCGTTTCCATGATGTCCTTAACGCTCTTGCCAGTCATATTCTTATGCTCGGCATCGTGCGGTAGCCAATGATCTCTGTATGTATAGCCTTTGGTTTGCAGTAACGCTGTGTAGTAGTCAATCGGCTTTTGACAATCTTGATAGAAGTCAACTACCCTTACTTCGCCACCAGGAATGGTTTGCACAAACCAAATACTAGTCATATCTGCCCAACCAATGTCCCAGAATGTAGATACTGGAACTCCTGTGTCAAGCAGTACATCTTTGATTCTGTTTTCTTCTTGCGCCTTACGCAGCTCATTAGCGTAGACTGCGCCATCTAACACTTGTCGTGTGTTGCCTTCCCATACATTGAGGTAGGCATCCATGTCTCTAGCCTTAAGGTCTTCCATCTCGTCTCTGAGGACTTTAGGAAACCAAGGATTGTCTGACCAGTTAACCTTCTTAACGATTGCGTTGCTTGGTGGGTTGACAATGAACCGCTTGTAAGTCTCGTCTGTATCAAGCTCTGGGTTAAAGGTTAGCCAAATCTCTGAGCCTTCCTTACGAATCGTAGGAATCAACACATCCCATGAGCTTTTAGATGTAGTCTGGGCTTCTTCCACCCATGCTATGTCTACACCTTCAAACGACTTAATCTTGGTAATGTTGTGCTTTAGTCCAGCAAAAAGGAACTCTGAGCCATTCATACCGTAGATAGCGGTGTTCTGAATGGTAAAGAATCCTTCCAATCCCATACTCTTGATTTGATCTGCTAACAAAGCATGAACCGAATCGCTAATACTGTTTTGGAACTCACGAGCGCACAGGACTCTGACTGGTCGCTGTAGAGCAATACTAATCAACGCTCTAGCAACTCCCCAAGACTTGCCTGATCCTCGCCCACCGTACAATACTTTGTATCGGCTTTTGTCGAATAAGAACCCTAGCTTTTCAGGAAACTCGAAATTAACTTCCATCAGGCTTCTTTAGCACAATGTTGATAGTCTGCAATGCGGATATGTCTGCGCCATCTGCTCCTGAAATCTCAGTAGCTTGTATAGCTTTACCATCGACTCGGTCTATGACTTCCTTGATTGCCCAAGCATCTCCGTTCTCAGCAGCTTTGACTAACTTCTCTGCGATAGTGCGTAGACGCTTCTTATCCTCTTGTA